GAGCCCATCGATCCGGAGACGCTCGAAAACAAGCAGCTTCGCGAAGCCATCGAGGCCAAGGGCTTCGAGGTTCCGAAGACGACGGCTCGCGCCCGCCTGATCGAGCTCTACAAAGAGAAGGTGATGTGAGATGGCCTACGCCACGCAAGCCAATATTGTGACCCTCTACGGTCAGGAACTCTTGGATGCGGTGGCGTCTCGCGACGGAAGTGGACGTGCAGACCCTGAAACCGTGACCGCAGCTCTCGATGCTGCCACGGCTGAAATCGATACCTACCTTGGCGTCCGCTACACCGTTCCCCTTGACCCGGTTCCCCCGTACATCCGGCAGGTCTGCGTCGACATCGCCGTCTATCGCATGGCGCTCGACATCGGCCCCCGGACAGAAGAGATGCGCGTTCGCTACGCCGACGCCATCGCCTATCTGAAAAACGTCGCTGAAGGCAAGTTCGAGCTCCCCGACACGGGCAGCGGTGGCGAAGACCCTGGCGGCGGCTCAGCTGGAACAGGAGCGCGCGTGATTAGCGCGAAGCGCGGATGATCCGGTTTGACGTCGACAAGAGATCCGTGAGTTACATCACTAGCTACCTCAACCGCATCAAGCTGGTCCTTCGCGGCGGCGCTTCCGCCATGATGAAGGAGATCGGCGAGCTGATGGAGCAGCAGCATACCCGCCGCATCACGTCCGAGAAGACCTCCCCAGATGGAGCTGCCTGGAAGGCAAACATCCGCGGCACGTCCATCCTTTACAAAACGGGCGCCCTGGCCAGCGGCTTCAAGTCCAGCTCCAGCATGTTTACGGTGACGCTCGGCCCTCCGGGGTTGCCCTACTCCTTCATCCAGGAAGCTGGTGGGACCATGACAGGCAATCCGTACATGATCTTCAGCGTCAACGGTGGTCTCATCCACGCCAAGAAAGCCAAGGTCCCAGCTCGCCCCTACATGGGCATCTCGCCGCAGAACTGGCTTGAGATCTCGCAGCTGGTTGACCGTCATATGAGCAGGATGTTCGGATGGCTGTAGAGCTCTCACTGAGGTTGAACGCCTACCGGCAGGCCGTGGCCAACGCGATCCGGGAAGGTGTTCCGGATTTTCGTGACGTCAAGGTGCATGTCGGATCCTTCGGCGTGGAAACCCTTGAGCGCTTTGTGCAGAACCCGCCCGCGGCGCGCATCTCCTTTCTGGGTATGCGCAGCCTGAAGCGGAACAACGTCGGCCAGCTGATCGGCCCCTGCACCATGGCCGTGTTCGTCTTTGCCAAGGACCCCTACCCGAACCAGTCCTATGCCCCGGTTCTGGACCTGGCTGAAAAGACGGCCGACTTCATCGACATGAACACGTTCGGCCTGGACTACGCTTCGGCCTGCTACGTGACCGACATCGAACCCATCTACTCAGAAGCCCTCGACAAGATCGGCTCTGGCCTGGTGACCGTCACCTTCCGCCAGGAAGTGACGATTGGCCGGTCGCGCGATCTCATCGACGATGCCGCCATGTACCCGGACTTCTTCGATCCGGATGTGCTGGCAGCTGGCTGGCCTGCGAATATCCGCGGCAACGCCTCCTCGAACGTCGGCGTTCCGAACGTCATGCAGGACTTTGAGGCCCAGTACGCACCGCCTGGCGACTTCACGCAAAATCCGCCTGAGGACTTTGTCGAGACGGGTCCACACCCGGACGAGGATGAGACGCTGTGAAAGAGAAATTCGCCGCCATCAAGCTCGTGATCGAGAAACTCCTCAAGGAGATCGACGACCCACAAGCTCAGAAGATGCTGCGCTACATGCTGATGGGCATTACCGGCCTCCAACTCTGGATCCAATACTTCGGGCTATAACATGGACCTGCCAACGCTTGTCATGGAGCTCTCGCGTCGTCTCTACGACGCGGAGCGGCGCATCAACAATCTGATCCGCCCAGCGCGCGTTGTGGAAGTGGACACCAAGAAGGCGCTTGTGAAAGTGGCCTACGGCCTCGATGAACAGGACCAGGATGTCGTCTCGGGTTGGATCCCCTGGAGCCCGTCAAGGGCCGGAGAGATCAACAAGTGGGAACCCCCGTCCAAGGATGAGCAGGTCCTCATGGTCAATCTCAGCGGTGAGATTGGCCCCATGAGCATGATCACCTCGTCGCTGTGGTCCGGGAAATACAAGCCGCCGTCCGATAAGAAGGCGGAGAAGAAGACCACGGTCCGGGAGAACAAGAAAAACCCGGACGGCACGGAAGAGCCCGACGACAATAAGCCCGCCTATATCTCCTCGTGGACAGCCACGGAGGATGACGCGGTCGAGTCCACGTCGGCCCAGGACAAATACAAGAACCCGACCAAGGTTGCCGCTGCGTCTCAGAACGCCAAGGATGCCTCGTTCAACTACAAGCAAACCTCTGGCGGCGTAACAAACCAGCAGACACATACGCCGAACTCGGACGTCTACGACAACCCAGGCGGCGGACGCTTCGTCAACTGCGCCCGGATCGCCTACGCGAAGAAGGCCGGATCGAAGGATCAGACAGGATCCACGCAGGTTGCTTCCTCTGGCGCTCCGAGCGGGGACTCGTTCTCAGGCTTTGACGGAGGGGTGACGACATGAGCACGATGAACCCCTCGCTCGTCACGGCAATCAGGAACAGTCTGGCCAACGCCGACCACGACTGGAAGGTCGTGTCGGCGGTTACGCACACAACCCCGTCCTACCCTGGCCTTACATTGAGCACGGGTGGCGCAATGCCGACAACGGTGACCGGCCCAGCCTCGGATGCCCTGGTCGACAAGACCTACCAGCTTCAGTCCGAGCCACTTGGGCTCGTCCTGGTCGTCATGGCTCATCTTCGCAACTCAGCCTTTGAAGACATGACGGTGTACTACCGCGGCTCTGGCTTCGAGACCGACGATGAGGATCTCTACGACGACATCGTGGCCATGGCTGACCCGGAGGTCGTGACCATCCAGTCTGAGTTCGAGACGTTGATCCGGAAGAAGTTTGCAGCTTCTGCCTGGTCGGCGTCCTCGGCTCTCACTTGCACAGCCACGAAGGTGTAAGATGCACGGCGTAGCGAGACGCAATGTCGATACCGCGGCTGGAGCCCAGATCGGCGTTGGTCAAACCTGGATCACCGTCGAGAACGAGCTCTGGATTATTCTCGGCGACATCAACCAGCCCCACATGCCGCGCCCGCATTTGCCGGGCGGCGACAACATGGTTCAGGGATCATCCTGGATCACCATCGACGGTATCCCCGTATGCCGCGAGGGTCACCTCGCAGGCTGCGGCCATCCCACGACGGGATCCAAATTCATGTTCCTGTCGGACTGAGAGGAAAGACAATGGCACTCTACAACGTCATCGCCAACTGCTGGATGTACGGCAAGTGGTACCAGGTCGGCGACAAGATCGAGCTCAACGCCAAGCAGGCCAAGTACGAGATCTACAGCGGGACCATCAACCCCATCGCTGTCCCGGAACCCAAGCCGGTTCTCCAGACGAAAAAGAAGCCGGACATGCAGGCCAAGGAGATGTGAGATGGCGGACTCAGTCGGCGTCAACAGACACACTGGTGACGTGCTGACGGACTGGGATCACGTCTCTCAAAGCATCATCGACCTCATGACCACGCCCATCGGGACGCGCGTCATGCGCCGCGACTACGGCTCCGACATCCCCAACCTGATCGACAGGCCCCAAGGCAGAGAGACCGTCCTTGAGGTCGCGATGGCTCTCGGCGAAGCCCTTGAGAAGTGGGAGCCAAGGTTCCGGCTTGTCCAGGTCTACATCACGGATGCTGGGCCCGATGGGCAAATGACCATCGCCGTAAAGGGGAACTATTACCCGCGCGGCCATCTTGGCGACTTCGACACGGTCATCACGGACCGGGACCTCACCCTTTACATCTAAGGATAGGACATGAGCCGGTTCGTTGCGGTGGACCTTACGGGTCTGACGCCGCCGGATGTCGTCGAGACGCTGGTCTATGAAGACATCCTCGCGGAGCTGAAAGCCGATTGCGTGGCCCGCATGGAGGCCGCAGGCGTCGACTACAACGTCCAGATGCTGGAGAGCGACCCCGTCGTCAAGGTTCTGGAAGTGGCTGCTTACAGAGAGATGTTGCTGCGGGCGCGCGTCAACGACGCGGCCCGGGCTGTGATGCTCGCCTTCGCCCAGAAGATGGACCTTGAGCACCTTGGCGTCTACTACGGCGTCAAGCGCCAGATTGTGACCCCGGCCACGGACACTACTCCCGCCGTTTATGAAACGGACGCGCGGCTCCGGTCTCGCGTCCAGCTGGCGCCGGAGGCCCTTTCGACTGCTGGCCCTGAAGGGGCCTACGAGTTTCATACGATGAGCCTGGACACGTCCATCAAGAGCGTCCGGGTCTACTCTCCGGTCCCCGGAGAAGTGCACGTTCTCCCGCTGACCAATGTTGGCAACGGCACCCCGTCCGCATCCCTTCTGAGCCGCATCCGTGTTCGGCTCGCAGAAGAGGACATCCGACCCCTAACCGACATGGTCTACGTGCGTGCACCGGCTGTGCAGGAATTCACCGTATCTGTGAACCTGAGCATCGCGGATGGACCTGACCCGCTGGTTGTGAAGGCAGCCGCCCTCGCCTCCATCAACGCCTACCTGGAGAGCCGCCACAAGGTCGGGACCCCTGTCATGGTGTCCGGCCTGATCGCAGCCTCCATGGTTCCGGGCGTCGAGGACGTGGAGCTGGTCTCACCGGCAGCTGACGTTGAGCCCCCTGAAGACGCGGTGGCCTACGCCACGATGAAAACGGTGACCGTGGTATGAGCACCTATCCCGATCTTCTCCCACCCAACTCTACGCCACTTGAGCGCGCCCTGTCTGGGCCGACTGGCCGCCTGACGGCCATCGGCACGCCAGTGGACGCGGTCTGGCGCTGGGACCAATGCCCTGACGACCTTCTGCCCTGGCTGGCCTGGGCCATGTCGGTGGATTTCTGGGATGAGGATTGGACGCCTGAACGCAAGCGGAACCTGATCCGCGAGAGCTTTGAGCTTCACCGCAAGAAGGGCACCCTCTACGGGATCAAGCGCTACCTCAGATACGCGGATGCCGAATGCCTCCGCGCCATTGTTTGCCCGGACCTTGGGTATCCCTCCGCGTCCATGACGTCCGCTGACAGGAAGGAGTGGCTCGGACGCTTCCCGCAGATCCGGATTTACGACTACCTCGACAGGGGCGTCGCAACCAAGGGCGCCTTCACCAAGGGCGCCTGGGGGCACGCAAAGACGTTCCTCGGGGCCGGGGTCAGCGGGTACTCAAAACCGACCTGCTTCCCGCATGAGACGGATGCCTGGGAGCGCTGGGGGAGGCGTCCCTTCCTCTGGGACCAGGGCCCGCACCCGAAAGCGACAGGCGTGTTCAAGCCGATCCTGTGGTCGGCCAGGGCGAACGACCTTGGCGGCATGTTCTCCTACTCCTGGGAGCGCCTCATGCTCCCCATGGACGAGCTCCCGCACCTTTGGCTTGGCGCTAACGCCGCCGGGAATAACAAGATCAACGGTCGGCGCTTTTGCATGCCGAGCCTGGCTCCGCAGCGCGTTGTGACCATCAGCATCATCAAGGAGCACCTTGAGGAAGAGAACGCCATGCGTTGGCGCTTCGCTGTCCCTCCCTCTTTGACGCCCATCAACGTCACTCCTGAGCTTGTGTTCGAGCGCGGCACATCCAAGCGCGGCGTCAACATTTTCTGCGGATACATTGGCCGCTGGCTGAACCCAGACGACAACTCGCGGAAGAAGGTGCAGGGCTTCCTGCAGGGCTATCTCCCGCCGACAACCTCGCGCCACAGGATCTACGATCTCATTGCCCTGCACGACAAAGAGCGGATGCCGAATGGCAAGCCGCCGACGCGGCATCTTGGAGACATCCGTCTTGGGATGCCCGCCTACCATGCAGAGCTGAGCGTCTCTGTGAAGGGCAAGCGCTCGATAAAGCAGGCGGACGGCTTTGTATACGGCTTCACCATGACGTCGGACATGAAGCACCTGACGAACGCCCGCAGAGCCATCGTCAGCGCCAAGAGCCTGCGTGACAAAATTCTTATGAAAACCAACCTGCACAAAATTATCCAGGTTGGGCCCGATACCGAAGTGGGCAGCGACACGCGTGTTGGCCGTGCGCAGCTCCTGCTGACTTAACGGAGACAATATGTCTGAGAAACTGGTCCACTACCGCGATAGGCAGGAGCTGCAGGCGGCAGACCTCAACAACACTGGCGAGTTCCTTCGCGGCTCTCTCGACCACATCGTCTACGACGGCATCAGCGACCAGAAGCACTGGGTCGAGTTCACCGTCACCAAGACGGCGACGGCCGAGGTCACGGTCGGCGAAGGCCGCATCTACTCGAACGGCGCCGTTTATGTCGCCGAGACCGAAACCGTCTTCGACGTCCTCGCTCATCTCCCGGCTGTGAACGGCAAGTACGCCGCCATCGTTGGCTGGGGACAGAACGTCGACACGGACACGCAGCCGCGTGACTTCCTCATCGATGCGATGGAAGGCACGACGGAGCCGCAAGCCGTTTCGATGCAGAAGCTCCGCAAGGCGAACATCAACATCGTCTACGGCACGGAAGCTGCGCAGCCGCAGAAGCCGACCATCGATAGCGCCAACGTCGTGATTGCCTGGGTGCTCCTCAGCCCGTCCGACGTCGAGTCCATCGAGATGGAGGTCTCTAACAAGCTTCCCCAGGTCAACCGCAACAAGGTGTCCATCGACGCCCTGGAAGCGTGGAAGTCTCTTGTGTCGTCGCGCGTGGACGCGCTCGCGTCCGAGCTCGCCAAGCTGATCGGCAAGATCAGCGGCCTTGGATCGGACAGCGATATTGCTGGCCTGGCCGCCGACGTTGCTCGCCTGAAGGAGCTGAACGAGCTCGAAGACAATTACAGCGACTATGGTGCCGACCGCTTCCTGGACACGGAGGAGTCCAACCTCCTGGACGTCAACTTCCTCGCTAAGGTTGAGGAGGGCGTCCGGTTCGACGACGACGCCGCCAACGAAACCGCGATTGCGCTGTTCAACCCGATTGAACCCCACGTCAAGGTCTCAAGCGGCCTGATCCTCCCATACTACACCGAGCGGTTTGTGCCGGTCGTATCCGGGTATCAGCAGGCGCAGTCGATCTCGCAGTACACCTACGGCTCGCACTCCTGCAAGCAGCTGTCGATCTCTCGTACTCGCATCAGGTACGGAGAGGAAAAAACCATTTGCACGAACGCGCGCTGGTGGCGCGATGGCACCTATGACCGTGCAACCGGCATTTTCCGCAACGGCAATGAGACGTGGGAGGTCCTGCAAAACCACACACTTACGCGCGGCGGGCCGGTCGTAGCTGTGCGTTTGCGTCGTTTCTGGGTTGACACGTATCAGGAAACCTACTGGGAGCACATTGTCACCAACCATGTGATCAACGGCTCCCTGATCGGACAGACATTCTTGCAGCCGCAAACGGCCTGGGTGACAGGCATTGGCTTGTATTTCACGTCCAAGGGTCCCTCCGGCGACGTCAACGTCTTGATCTGCGAGACCGAGCATGGTCAGCCAGCTCTGGGTAAGGTGATTGCCAAGAGCACGCTGGCTTACGCAAACATCCTCACGTCCACCAACGGTGCGACAGTGACCAAAGTCCCGTTCCAGCCGACGCTGCTGGAAGCCGGCAAGCGCTACGCGATTGTTCTGATCACGGGCGGCAACCACTATGTCGGCATGGCAAATGGAACGGCATACGCCCAGGGCACATTCTTCGTGAGTGTGGACGGAGCCTATCAGATCGGCACGTTCGAGCGCGACATGATGTTCTCGCTGTACCAGGCGCAGTTCCCTGTGACCCGTCGCGAGATCAACCTGCAGGCGCTTTCGCTGTCTGGCGGCATCTCGAACATCGACATCATGGCGTCCATGGCCGTTCCGGAGAGCTGCGCGCTCACCTTCGAGTGCCAGATCGGTGGCGTCTGGAAGCCCCTGAGTGAGGTGGTATCAGGCAATACGATCTTTTATGGATTGCCTCCCCTGGTCCCGTTCCGTGCCGTGTTCACCGGCACGACGGACATCCAGCCCGGCATCGACACGACCAACAGCCGCCTGTTCTACTCGCGTCCACGGACGACCTTCAAGCACATCTCCGAGAACATCACGGTCAGCACGCCGACCCGGACGTTCAAGGTGATCGTGATCCTGGAGAACTACTATGAAACAAACCATAACCTGACCTGCACGATACAGGTCGGCGGGTCTGGTGGTGAAATCTCGCCTGGATCCGTGACGGACGTCGAGCTGGATCCTCCGGTCGACGCGCGGTCCGTGAACCACAAGCGCATCAAGCGCACGTTCTCGTGGACCACTGCCCAGATCCTGTCCAACCAGACGATCTTCCGCATCACTCTGGATGGCACGACAACGTCAGCTCTGGACACGTTCCATGTCGCTGAGCGCGTGCACCTTGCCTTCTAAGGATGACACATGCCTGAAGTGATTGATGACAACAAGCAGTACCGCATCCGCGTGAAGCGCCCAGTCAAGTACGGGGCCGACACGCTGCGCCCGAACATGCCCCGCATCGTTGTGCTGGGTTCGGTTCTGAAGGAAATCCAGGAAGATGTCCTGGACTATGAGGAGCTGCAGTAATGGTCAGTCGGTGGACAGAATACCGGACGGAAAATGGAGACGTCCTCGATGAGCGCTTCTTCAATAACCGGCTGAAGTCCATCGACAAGCGCGTGACTGACCTTGAGGTCTCGCTGACCGGGCTGGAGGGCCAAACCTCTGGCCTGGTCCGCGACTCCATCGCGGCCCTCAATGCGGCCTCCGCAGCGGCCCAGGTCACGTTCCAGAACTCTCTTAATGCTGCCCTCGCAGACGTCCTGCAAGCCCAGGCGGACATTCAAGAGCTGGCCGACGAGGTCAACGACCTTCTTGGAACCCTTGGAACCGCCTTCCAGGTCGACTGCGAAAACGGGTCCAAGGTGCAGATCCGGGGCTCGGCTACACCGGCCGCGGCTCCGACTGCCGGTCAGCTCGATGTCCGCGAGCTCTACATCAACTATGCTGACAGGAAACTCTACTACAAGAACTCTGCGGGGGTCGTTGAGACTGTCGACCTGAACACGTCAGCGTCAAACATCCTGGCAAAGCTTCTGACGTCCGATGGCCAAGGCTCCGGGCTTGACGCCGACATGCTGGACGGTAACCACGCTTCCGCATTCGCTGCTGCAGCCCACACGCATGATGGATACGTCGCCAAGGGCGGCGACGTGATCAACGGCACGCTGGCTGTCAATGCCAACTCGAACGACCCAGCCCTCAAGCTGAAGCAGACCGGCACTGGCGATGTTCTGCGTGTGGAGGATGAGGAAGGGGACACTACCCCATTCCGCGTCGCCGCTGACGGTACGATGTACTGCAATGCGCTTGTCGCCGCGAACCCCGCAGCCGCCCTCGCGGCTCTTGGTGGCATTTCTGCTGACTCCCCGGCACTGACTGGGACGCCGACAGCTCCCACGGCGGCTGCTGACACCAACACAACGCAAATCGCAACCACAGGTTATGTGCAGGGGGAACTGAGTGATCGCGTTATCACTGCTCGCACTGTTACTGGTTCTGGGCTTGCTTCTGGCGGCGGTGATCTATCCGCTAACCGTGTTATTACCGTCACCAAGTCTTCTCAGGCTCAGGCAGAAGCCGGAACAGACGATGCGACAGCCATGACGCCACTGCAGACCAAGAACGCCGTTGTTGCTCAAGTGCCAGCTTTAACAAATCTGAAGTGGATGGGGCGCGGCCTGACGGTCTCAACCTCAGCCCCGTCCGGTGGCGTTGACGGAGACGTGTGGTTCGAAAGGCAGGCGTAAATGGTTGGCATGTATGTGCGCGCCAGCGGCGTCTGGAAGAAGGTCAACAAGCTCCACGTCAACGTCGGTGGGGATTGGAAGGTCGTCAACAAGGCCTACGTTCGAGAGGCTGGGGTCTGGAAGCAGATCCACACCGGCGTCACCCCAGGCTCCATCACCTACTCCACACCCGGAACCTACAACTGGACCGTCGTCGATCACAATACGCTTCAGGTAGAGCTGTGGGGCGGTGGTGGCGGTGGGGCTGGCGGCAGCGGCCAGGGTGGCGCTGGCGGGGCCTCAAAGTGGAATGGTGGCGCCTCCTCAAGCAGGCCTGAAGCTGGTGGCGGGGCTGGCGGTAAGGGTAGCACCAGCACTGGCACTGAGGGGGTCGGCGGAACGGCCTCCTTCGGAACAACCAATACCAGCGGTGAGACAGCAGACGGCAGGTACGGCGGTGCAGCTGCCAATGGCGGCTACGGCGATGGCGGCAATGGTTACTATCAAGCTGCCCCTCCACTTGGCCTTGCAAGCTTTGGCATGGGCGGTGGAGGTGGTTCTTACTGCTCTAGGTCGTACAGTGCTGGCTCATACGCACCTGGGTCCTCTGTGCAGGTTGTCGTTGGGGCTGGAGGGTTCAGAGGTCCTGGCACCAACACAACCAACTCGACAGCCGGTGAGGCTGGCCGCGCTAAAATAACATGGAGCTGACATGGACAGCGTGTCCTGGGCCAATGGGCGCGGGGTGATTTCCTGCGACCTCGGCTCGATGTTCTTCGCCGAAAAACCAGAGCTCTCGTTTGCTTTCGACGCCCTCTACTACGAGACCACCCTGGTCAAGAAGGTGATCGGTGACACGGACCTCCCGTTGTCGCCTGAGGAAATCGCAGAGGTGCAGTCCTGGATACAGGATCAGCTTTCCCTCCCTCTGCTGGTCAACGGCGTGGACGCCGAGGGCAACTACCTTGAGGGCGTCCCTGAAACGAGCGTCGTTAAGCTCGTCCCTCTGCCACCCCCGGAGCCTACGGGCTGGCGATACGACTTCGAGGCAGCCGAGGCCGGTGGAGATCACTGGGTCCAGGTTAGCTGAACCACCCCACAACATGACGAACATGCGGCTCCCTCGGGGGCCTATTTGTTTTGGAGAA